CTTCACGTCCTGGACGGCGTTGGCTGGCGGGTGTTGCCTGCTGGCTCTCGTCGTTTTTTTTGGTCATTTCTTCATTCCCTCGTTAAATGTCAGCGCGAAGGGCGCCAATATCAGAATACCCATCATTCCCCAAATAGATAACCTTGCCGGCGGTCAAACTTCTCTCAATCCGTAACCGGTCGGAATGCTTGCGCAACGCCTCAGAGACCGGACGTAGTTCATCAAACGAGCCCCGGCCGCCGATATTCCAGCCCCAATCGTCCGAGCCTGTAATCTGCAGTTGCATTTCCGGGAACCGGCGCGCGATCCGCTCGCATGCTGCCCGCGAATTCATGCGGTTCGTGTGGACCGAATCCGCGCCGAAACTTACGCGCCGGCCGTCGATCATCGCGAAACGACTTCCCTTGTAGTCCTGCGACCCGTCGAAATACGAGCCCTGGAAAATCGTTACGACCGAGTCGACCTGGGCCGCGTTCGGGCCGTCCGTCCAGCGCACGCTAATCGTCGCGCCCCCGGCGTACTTGCTGGAACGCACGCCGAACTTGATGCCGGGGAACGCTTCTTTAAGTGCCTTGCGGATCATTGCGGCCGTCTCGGTCACGCTGATGTAGTTCGTGCTCATGTTGCTTGCTCCTGGTAGGTCCGGCGCTCTCTCGTTCGCCGTCAGAACCATATTAATGAGCTACCGCTAGTAAGCCAATAACTCTACCTGAGCAACCTCTCTAATCATATCAATTTGCAATGATATGATTCCGCGCCGACCCCCATATCTAGGGCGTTACGGGATGGCTGGAATTTTACTTTTGCCGTAATCGTCCTATGCTTCATGTCGGCGCCCAACGCGACGCCGCCAGGGAGAGTACATAAAGATGGACGCGGACGCAGACAGCGCCGCCGCGTGCTGGACCCGCTTCTGTGAAGCGGCCGCGGACGCGCGCGACGGTCATTTTCTGAAAGGCCACAAGCTCATTGCGCGCGTGCGCGTGCGCTTTGGCGACTACGCCGCAGAGACTGCACGCCGCGAGCTGCGCGCGTGGTGCGATCGCGCGACGCGCGAAGCCGAGAAAGTCAACCAGCGCATCTCCCCGGTGTTCGAGGTCGTCGACATACCCGAACTCGAGGAGGTCGGCTGATGGCGCGCATCGTACTGGTGAAAGAGGGCGACGGCCAGCTACACGGCTACACCGACGCCGACGAGCGCGCCTATGATCGCTTCGTGCGTCTCGTCGACGAGCTCGACATTGGCGAAACGCTCGCCTTCACCTGGAAAGAACCGCGCACCCCCGAATTTCACCGCGCGCACTTCGCGCTACTCAAACTGATTTTCGAATCGCAGGAGACGTTCGGCAACGCCGACCAGCTCCGCGCCTGGCTCACATGCGGGGCCGGCCATTGCGATTACATCGCCGGTCCCGATGGCGAGCTCGTCGCGATACCGCGCTCGATCGCATACGAGAACCTGGACGAAACCGATTTTCGCGAGCACCACAAACGGGTCATTGATTTTCTGCGGACCCCTCGCGCGTATCACTTCCTATGGCCAGCGCTCCCGGATGCACAGGGCGCACTCGCGGCCGAACAACTGATTGCGCACTATGAGGCGCAACGTATTCACGGAACCTCAGACGAGCCGGGAGACCCGCCTATCGACTGAGGGAGTCTCCACCGTGAATCGCGAAACGAACATGCACCTTTTCTGTCTGCAATGGGCGCACTGGCACCGGACGCGCAAACTGTTTGCCCCACCGCCACCTAAAAACCTGCTGGCGCGTTTGCGCACGCCCCCGGGTCTGCCGTCCTCATTGCCTGATGCGCCATGCGACGCCGAACTCAACCGCTGGAACAAGGCCGTTAATTCCGAGCCGATGACCGACCGGAAAATGGCCTTCATCTGTTTCTATATCTGGAATTTACGGATACCCGACCTGATGGACCATTACGACCTGAGCCGCGACACGATCCGCGATCGCATCCGGTATTTTCGCGATCGGCGCGTTTTGCGCGCGTATAGCGCGCTGCAATGCGGCCGTTATGTCGACTCGCACGTCATCCAGCTATCGGATTTTCGGAAAGACGCGGCCGCGCATCAACCGCGCGGGGAAAACGGGCGTTTTGCCAGCGCCGCCCACCCTCGACCGCATGTAGCCCCAAAAACGGCGTGAATGAGCTAGTATTCCGCTAGGTTGCAGACAGTATGCGTAGACGCCGCATGCGTGGCTGAGACCCCTGAAATACGGCTCTCGAACCCGACTCCGCCCCGTGCGGCGATCGGGTTTTTTTTCGTCCGCCGATCAATTCATATCATATCGTTTTCATATCATTACTTTTCTATACGTCGAGTCTCTTAGGCCCGCCGGAAGGGGAAAAGCATGGGACGCACTTCTCGAAACGCACCAGCCGCGAGCGCTGTGCGTGGATGGCCAGCGGAAGCGATCGAAATGTGGCCGATTGATCGCCTGATTCCCTACGCGCGAAACGCCCGCATGCACAGCGACGAACAGATAGCGCAGCTCGCGGCCAGCATGCGCGAATGGGGCTGGACGATGCCGTGTCTGGTCACTGAGGACGGGACGCTTATCGCGGGTCATGGACGCGTGCGCGCCGGCCGCCTGCTGGAGTATGAGAACGCGCCTGTCATGATCGCGCGCGGGTGGAGCGAGGCGAAAATCCGCGCGTATGTCATCGCAGATAACAGGCTGGCCGAAAACGCGAGTTGGGACATGGAACTATTGGGCTCCGAGCTGCTGGAAATCCAGAGTGATTTTGACGTGCAACTAACGGGCTTCAGCGCACCCGAAATCGAACAGTTCACCCTCGGGCAACTCCCCCCGCTTTTCAACGAGAAAGACGGCTCGATAGCGGGCGAGGTGAAAATGGTCAAGTGTCCCGAATGCGGACATGAGTTTCCGAGATAACCGCCGTGGCCTATCACGATCGTCTTGCGGCCGCGTGGCTCGATCATCTGGCGCCGCGTATGCCGGACGCGCCGACGGTCGTCTCGCTCTTTGCTGGCGCCGGTGGGTCGAGTCTCGGCTACTCAATGGCCGGGTTCGACGAACGGCTCGCCGTCGAGTGGGACGACCAGCAGGCGACGACATTCGCTACCAACTTTCCACACGTGCCGCTCTATCACGGCGACATAACGAAACTGAGCGACGAAGCGGCGCTACACCTGGCCGACCTCGAACCGGGCGAGCTGGACGTCCTCGACGGCTCGCCACCATGCCAGGGGTTTTCGACCTCGGGGCGGCGCGCATTCGAGGATGGCCGCAATCAACTTTTCGTTGAGTACGTGCGCCTGCTGCGCGCGTTCCGCCCGCGCGCGTTCGTGATGGAAAACGTTAGGGGCATGGTCTCGGGCAAGATGCGGATCATCTTCGCCCAGGCGCTGGAAGAACTGGAAGGGGCGGGTTATCGCGTCTCCGCGCGCGTGCTGGTGGCCGGACATTACGGCGTCCCGCAACGGCGCCAGCGTCTGATTTTTATCGGTCTGCGGTCGGACCTCGACGCGACGCCCACGCATCCGGCGCCGATCGCCTGGCCAGTCACCGTGCGCGAGGCGTTTTTCGGGGTCGTCAATACGGACGCCGAACGCGAGGAAGCCCGCTATCCGGCGACCTCGAAATATCAGCAAATCCTTTTGCGCCTGAAGGCAGGGCAGAAGGGCAGCGACATAAACCCGAAGGGCCATTACTTCAATACGAGCCGGCTGGCCTGGGACGCCTGCGCGCCGGCGATCCTCAAAAGTTCGGGCGGTAAGGCGTGGGCGTGCGAAGCGTGCCACCCGGAAGAAAACCGCAAAGCCACCATAAACGAGCTGAAGCGCCTCGGATCGTTCCCTGATGCGTTCGTATTGACGGGCACGTTTGCGCAGCGCTGGGCGGCCGTGGGCAATTGCGTGCCGCCGTTGTTCATGCGGGCGATCGCGCGCCACGTGCGCGGCCTGCTGGCGGCGACGGTCGACGAGGGAGAATTTGAACATGGCCAACAGGCGCTTTGAGCCGACACCAACGCACCGCGAGCTAGTCAAAGCGTTGCTGGTGTACGGCATCCCGCTTGCGAATATATGCCGGCATGTCATCAATCCGGCCACTGGCAAGCCAATCAGTTATCCGGTGCTGGCGCGTGTATTCCGCAAGGAAATTGCGACGGCGGTGGACGCCGGTAACGCGTCCGTCGCGCAGAACCTGTTCCGGATCGCCACCGCGAAGAACTCGCGCACGACGACCGTCCAGGCGGGCATTTTCTGGATGCGCACGCGCGGCGGGTGGCGCCTGACCGACAACGGCGCACCGCCGGCCGCCGTGCCGCTTGATGCGCCGCCGGTGGTCGGCACGGAAGAAAACGCCCAGGCCATCATTGATGAAGTCTTGATGAAGTACGGCCGGCGCCGCACTGGATAACCCCCCGCGAGAGAGCGACAGACCGCCAGGCTAGTGATTGCTGGCGGTCTTCGGGGCTTGCCATGATCGTCGACGGCTCGAACGTCCTGCCGTTTCGCACGAACCGGCGTAACGACGCCTGGCTGCATCAGACGACCGTTACGGACTTCCGCAAACAGGCGTTGCGATCGGCGTGCGAGCGCGATCACGTTGTTTTCACGCGGTACTTTTTCGAGAGGCGCGAGGGGCTGAATTTTCGCCTCAACTGGCACCACGAAGTCATAGCCGACGCGATACAGCGCGTGCTCGACGGCGAGATACAGAACCTCGTCATCAACGTGGCGCCGGGCGCGAGCAAGACGGAACTTGTTGTTATCAACCTGATAGCCCGCGGGCTCGCGCTCAATCCGCGCGCGCGGTTCCTGCATATCAGCTACTCCGACGAGCTCGCGCTACTGAACAGCCAGAAGGCGCGCGAGCTGGTCCAGTCCGACGAGTACCAGGCGCTGTGGCCGCTGACGTTGCGCGACGACTCGCGCAGCCTGAAGCGGTGGAACGTCGAGATTGATGGCAAGACGGCCGGCGGCGTCTACGCGGTGGCGTTGGGCGGGCAGATTACCGGCTTCCGCGCCGGCCACATGGAAGAAGGCTTCCAGGGTGCGATCCTGCTGGACGACCCGCTAAAGGTCGACGACAGCTACAGCAAGCCCGCGCGCATGAAGGCGAACCGGCGCCTTGTGTCGACGGTCAAGAGCCGCCGCGCGAATCCGCAGACCCCGATTATCGTCATCATGCAGCGTCTCGCCGTCGACGACTGCACCGGCTTTATCAAGGCGGGCAACCTGCCGGGCAAGTGGCATTACGTCGAGATACCGGCGCTCGTCGACCCGGAGTATGTCAAGCATCGCGTGCCAGAGTACGCCGCCAGCATCGACGCGAGCGTGACCGATGCGAAAGGCCGCTTCAGTTACTGGCCATATAAAGAGCCGCTAGACGAGCTGCTCGAAATGGAGCGCGGCGGGAAAAATCGCGAGGGCGAAATCATCGGCCGGCGCGTGTTCTCGTCGCAGTATCAGCAACGCCCGGTAGAGGAGGGCGGGAACCTCATTCACGGCGAATGGTTCGGCCGCTATGTGGTCCTGCCTCGCATACGCGCGCGAAAGATATACGTCGACACCGCGCAGAAAACGAGCGAGCGCAACGATTACAGCGTCTTTCAATGCTGGGGGCTGGGAGAGGACGGACGTATCTATCTTATCGACCAGATACGCGGCCGCTGGGAGGCGCCGGAATTGGAGCGGCGCGCTATCGACTTCTGGACCAAGCATCGCGCGTATGACCACCGCGTAAATGTGCCGCTCGCCGTGATGGCCGTTGAGGACAAGTCGAGCGGGACGGGGCTGATTCAGGGCATCAAAAAGAAAGGGCGGATACCGATCCTTGGCATACCGCGCCACAAGGATAAAACGGTTCGCGTAAAAGGCGCGGCCCCGTCGATCGCGGCGGGGCTCGTGATGATTCCGGAGGAAGCGGAGTTCGTTTCCGATTTTGTTACCGAGTGCGAGGCATTTACAGAGGACGATACGCACGCCTTTGACGATCAGGTCGACCCGCTATGCGACGCGATAAACGACTTGCTCAACGAGTCACCCGACTGGCGCAAATGGGTTTAGGCGTGATGCTCTTTCACCTTGACCGTGAATTCCAGATTGAGCGCATCCAGCAACTTGCGAAGCGTCGAAAAAGCCGGGTTTCCCTCGGGCGAAATCGCCTTGTAAATGCCGGGTCGCGTGATGCCCGTTTTAGCGGACAGGTCCGCAACACCACGCGAACGCGCTACCACGTCGAGCGCATGCGCGAAGTATTCGGGGGAGTCCGCTTCGAGTGCTTCAGCGAGATAGATGGCGCGGCTTTCGTCGTCGTCCAGATATTCGGCGGCGTCGAAAGGCGTCAGTTTGATTCCGTTAATTTCCATTTTCCTTACCCCTTCAGTTTTGCCCAGAGGGCCAACGCGTCTTGAATGTCGGTGCTTTGCGTGCTCTTGTCGCCGCCGCCCAGGACGATCACAACCACGTCGCCTTTCTGCGCGAAGTAGACCCGATAGCCGGGACCTACGTCGATTCGCAACTCGCTTGCGCCGTTACCGATCGGCTTGGCGTCGCCGCCAGTGAGTCCGAAGGCGAGGCGATCAACCCGCATGGCAACGCGCTTTTGCATCTGGCGATCCAGCGTTGCGAGCCAGTTACTAAACGTTTCGGTCTTTAGAAGTTCCATGTACGTATTGTAAACCATAGTTTACTGGTTTGTCAACCACAGTTATCACGGCGCACGCCATGACCACAAATCCCCCTCGCATTCATTGGCTGGATACGTTGCGAAACTTCGCGGCCGGCCTGATGACGCGTAGCGACAAAATGAGCTACGGCCGGTACGCCTTCCGGGGCGAGATACCGGGCGAGGAGCTGGACTCAATGTATCGGGCCAACTGGCTCGCGCGGAAAATCGTCGACGCGCCGGCCGAGGACATGACCCGCGAATGGCTGACGATGGAAACCAGCGACGCGAGCGCGCGCGAGGAGCTGGAAACAGCGGAGAAAGAATTTAACGTCATCGACCGGGTAACGGACAACATTCGCTGGTCCCGGCTTTACGGTGGATCGGCAATCTATCCGTCGATCGCTGACGACGACCCCGAGGAGCCTTTCGAGGTCGAGGACATGCAGCAGGGCTCGCTACAGGGTTTGATCGTGCTGGACCGGTACCAGATAACCCCGGTGCGCAACGTGGCGGGCCTGATAGACCTCAACCGGCCCGACTACTGGCGCCCCGAGTTTTACACCGTGCGCGGGAGCTCGCAACGCATCCACAGTTCGCGCCTGCTGTTCGCTGATGGCGCGAAACTGCCGTTGAACGTGTTACGCCGGAACAATTATTGGTCCGACAGCGTATTGCAATCGACGTATGACGAGATGCAGCGCGGCGACAGCGTAGCGCAAGGCACGGCGAGCATGTTTTTTGAGGCGTGCGTCGACATTCTGAAAATCGACGAGCTACGCATCCAGCTAGGCAGCGACGAAGGCACGCAAACCATGCTTAAGCGGTTTGAAGTCGCGGCCATGATGAAGTCCATGAACCACACGCTGGTCCTCGACGCCAGCGACGACTACAGCCAGAAAACGAACAGCTTTTCCGGCGTGCCCGAAGTGATGATGCAGTTCATGCAGCGCCTGTCCGGTGCTGCTGACATTCCGATGACCCGGCTTTTCGGCATGAGTCCAAGCGGCATGAACTCAACCGGCGAATCGGACATGCGCAACTATTACGACTCGCTGAAGGCGAAACAGGAGCGCAGTCTGCGGCCGCTGCTGGAACGGCTTTACGACATTCTCGCGATGCACTCGCTAGGCCATCTGCTGGACGACCTCGTTCTCGAATTTACCGTGCTGTGGCAGCAAAGCCAGAAAGACCAGGCGACCACCGAACTCACGCGCGCGCAACGCGACGAAATCTATCTGCGCAACTCGGTTATCACGGAAGTCCAGGCGCTCGACCGCTTGCGCGCGAATGACACCTATGTCGTAACAGACGAGGACCTGACCGCCGCCGAAGAACTCGCGAACTACATGCCACCGCCGCCGCCGCCGATCGACGCAAACGGGAACGCTAATGGAAATCAGCCTTCAGCAAATGGTGGTCCGCAACCGCCGTTCGCAGGCCCAGGGGCGCCCGGTTCGGCCCCTGCGACCCAGACGCCTCAAACCGTCGCGACCGTCTAGGCAGGCCGAGGCGCAATACCGGCGCCAGCTTCTCGCGCTCACCCGGCTACTAAAGGACCTGACGAACGCGCGCCTTCTGCCGGTGCTGAAGCAATACGAATCGGACTATGTACGCGTCAGCGACGGGCTCATTACCGACATAACGAGCGGCGCGACCTATATGGCGATCGAGCGAATGATTGCCTCGATCGCGGCGGAAGTAACGGGCGGTCTCGCGCAGTCGGCCGAAGTCATCGCCGCGCAGCTCGTCCAGGGCGTCGACGCGCAGAACGTCGAGACGTTGCAAAGCAGTATCGCGCAGGCCTACGGGATAGATATCACGCAGTTACTGCGCGCGCAGAACATACAGCCAACGCTCACGCTCGCGCGCCAGGTGAACGTAAATCTAATCAAGACGATTCCCGCGCAGTACTTCGACCGGCTCAATACGACCGTGCTTACGGGCGTGCAGCAGGGGCAGCGCTACAGCGAAATCGCGGACAGCATTCAGGACATATACGGGGTCACGGATAGCCGCGCCAAATTGATCGCGCGCGACCAGACGTCCAAGACAAACGCCGCGATCGCGGAGACGCGGCAGACCGATCTAGGCATTGAGGAATACACGTGGATGACCGCCGGCGATGAGCGCGTGCGCGAGACCCACGCCGATAACGATGGACAGGTTTTCAGGTGGGACTCGCCGCCCGCCGAAACCGGACACCCGGGCCACGACATTAACTGTCGGTGCGTGGCGATTCCAATGGTAGGCAGCAGCTCGGACGATGGAGACGACTGATATGGAAGCGAACCAGCATTCCCACGGCGTGACCGATCCAGGCCACATGCACCCGCTCACGATCGACGGCGCGAACCCGGCTCAATTGATCGTCGACGAAAGCTATATGGGCGATCACCTGTACCACCCGCAAAACTGCCGTTGTTCGGTGCGCGCCATCCATGCGCAAGTACTCGACCAGGCCGCGCGCGCGGAAAGCGAATACATGCTGACGGTCAAGCTCGACCCGGAAGCCGTCGAGCAGCTGATGGAGGAAATGCGCAACACGATCGCGGCCGCGCTCGGTATGAAGGCTTCGCGGCTATTCGGTTGCGAGCCCGAACCGGGGACCGTCTCGCATGAGTATCGCGCGCTGATGACCGTGGCGGCGTTCCCTCACACCCCGGAGTAACGGCCATGCAGGAATTTATCGACGTGGACCTATCGCGCCGGGTCCAGCATCCAGACGGTTTTATCGTCGCGCCGGCGAACCTCGCGCGCGCGGGCGTGCAGCACTACCGCGCCTATGAGCTCGATCTTGCGGGCGATCCGATGCGCGTGATTGCCGTATTCCGGCCGCCGGAAGAAGTGTTCGCCGCGGACTCGCTGTCGACCTACAACGGGATTGCGATCACGAACGGGCACATAGGCCGCGTCGATCCGAAGAACTGGCGAAAGATGGCGGACGGGATGGTCATGGGTCCGCGCCGCGCTGGAATGTACGTGAGGGGCGACGTAGGACTCGCCACTCAGGAAGTGCTCGACGCCGTAGCGTCCGGAAAGAAACAGTTTTCCGCGACCTACGACGCCGTTCTCGACTGGACGCCTGGCACGCATGAGGGCGAGGCATACGAGGCGATCCAGCGAAAAATCCGCGTCAATTCGGTGGCGCTGGTGAAGGCCGCCCGATGTGGGGCGGCTTGCAGTATGACGGACTCTAACCCTGATGGAGATTTGAAAATGGGAACTCGAAAGGTGTTGCTCGACGGCATCCCCCTTGACCTGGACGACGTTGCGGCAGCAGCCGTCGAGAAAGTACAGGGGCAGCTCACGGCCGCGCAAAACACGATTGCGCAGCACACGGCCGCGCTGGCGGCGGTCGTGAAGTTTGGCGACGCTTCGCTACCCGTCTCGAACCCGGCCGCGATACAGGCCGTTCTCGACGACCAGACGAAGCGCCTTAACGACATGCAGAAAGACGTAATGACCCCGGCGCAACGGGACGCGATGGTAGCCGATTGGGTCAAGACGATGGACGACGCCAAACGGCTCGCGCCCAAGGTCACGACAGACGGCAAGACGTGCGCCGCGATCCGGCGCGAGGTCGTCGACAGTCTCTATACGGGAAAACAGTCGCTGATGGACGCGGTTCTCGGTGGCAAGCCGGTTAAAGACGCGCCGGACGAAGCTATCCGGACGGCGTTCGCGGTGCTGGCATCCAGTGCGCCCGACACGAACCCGCGCCGCGTTGATGCGGTGGCCGATGCGATGGGGATGGCCGCGCGTACCGATCAACAGCAGCAGGACGGCCGGCAGAAAGTCGAACCGGCGCTGACTGCGGACGGCATGCCGGACCCCGACAAGGCCCGCGCCAACTGGATGAAGGCACAGCAGAACGGGTTCCGCGCGAACGTCTGAGCGCTCGTCTGGACGCGCTGAAACTGGTTTCTTTTCCCTCTTTCTGGAGATTGCATCATGGCTATAGACCTTGGCGATACGGGAGACATGCTTTTCGAAGTCGGTCTGCCCGGTATGGACGCCGATATCAATATCAGTTCGATTGTTTCCTACGTGAACGGCGCTCAGGAGCTTGAGCCGGGCGTCGCGGTCGGTATCGGCGCCGATCGGCATCTAGGGCCGCCATCGGCCGGTAACGTGGTCGGCGTGGTGATGCGCCACCCCGTCTACATCGCGGGCGAGGATGGCCAGTGGCGCTATCGCCAGCATGATGCAGTGCCGGTAATGGAGTTCGGCCGGGTGTGGGTCGTGTGCGTCGACGGCTGCACCGGCAACGGCCAGGAACAGGTTACGGCGGCCGCTGACGGCTCGCTCGGTACCGCCGGCGCGTTTCCGGTTGTGGGCGCGTTCTGGGATTCGAAAGCGGACGCGGGCGGCATCGCGGCCGCGCGTCTGAATCGCATTCTTTTGCCGGCGGCCGCGCCCACCGATCCGGACGCACTCAGCGCGTCGACGCCACCCGCCGGCACGACCACAGGGCCAGTCACGCTGACCGACAAGGGAACCGAAACGGGCAAAGCAGACCCGTCGAGTAAGTAGCCACGCGTTTTCCGTCTCACTTCGTCATCTGCTGGCCGCCATTGTGCGGCCGTTTTTTTTGGGGATTCGCAACATGAAACCGAACCGCATACAGGTGTTTCGCGATTTTCTCGCGACGCCATCCCTCGCGCTGGTCGACTCACCTGAAGCGCTCGGGTTTCTCGTTTCGCAACTGGCGTATATCGAAACGACCGTCTATGAAAAGATGCGCGCGCCGCTGGACTATCAGCGGCTGGTGCCGATCAGCACGGCGGCCGGGGAGTGGGCCAAGGCGATCACGTTCCGCATGCGCGATTATGCAGGGCGAGGCCGTCGCCATGCACTGAAGGGCCGCGATCTGCCACGCGTCGACGTGTTCTATGCAGAAGAAAGCTGGCCAGTCCACGGCGGCGCGCTCGCGTATGCGTACACGTTCGAGGAGTTGCGCACGTCCGGACGGCTCGGTTTGCCGCTCGATACCGACCGCGCAGACGCTGCATTCGAGGCCTATAACCGCCACATGAACGTCATCGGCCTGTACGGGGAAGAAGATTTGACGGGCGTTTTTAACAATCCTCACGTGCCTGTCATGGCCGCGCCTAACGGCGACTGGCTACGCACGCCGCGCCCCGACAACCTCGCTCAAATGGTGCTGGAAGATATCAACGCCGCCATCATTCAGGTCTGGACGCAGAGCAAGCGTAACGCGATCGTCGACACGATCGCGCTACCCGGTCGACAGTTCGGCCTGCTGGCCAGCACGCCCGCCGGTAACAGCACCGATACGACGATCCTCACCTGGCTACTCGCGAACAACCTTTCACGCGTTGAGCGCAACCAGCAAATCAACATCATCGGCGGCGCCGACCTCGAAGAAGCGGGCACGGCCGGCGTCTCGCGCATGGTCGTCTACGAACGCAACGAGCGAAATCTCGTGATGCACATTCCGATGCCGATCCTCTTTCACACGCCGCAAGTGCTCGGCCTCGAAACGCAGGTACCGGGCGAATACAAATATAGCGGCGTCGAATGGCGTTACCCGCTGTCGGCCATTTACGTCGACGGCATCTAGGCCGCGCGAGCACATAAATTTATGTGTTCACCAATTAACGTTATCTGGAGCAATGAGCCATGACCGACCCCAAGCAGCAACCGAAAACGACCGATCCGAAGGGCGCCGCGAAGCCCAAGGCCGACGACAAAAAGGTGTTTATCCGGAACAACACCAAGACGCCTTATGTCGTGCCAGGCGTCGGCGGCGCGACGACGACCATCCGCCCCGAACGCGTGACGCCGGTCGGCGCCGATGCGTGGGCGAAGTTCAAGGAAACGCCGTTCGGACAGGCGCTCATTGAGGCCGAATCGGTCGAGGAGTCGACGGAGGACGAGCACACCAACCAGCCGGTCAGCGAACAGGAACAGGCCGCCCAGGAAGATGCAGCCCAGGAGGAGGCTCAACGCGCACGCTCAAAAAAAGGGACGCGCAAGTGAGTACGCCGGTTGTCACCGTTGCGGACTTCCGCGCCCGCTTTCCGGAATTCGTAGCGAATGATGACGCGCAGATACAGACGGCGCTTGACGATGCCCTACCGTGGAATGGTTACGCGGCCTGGGGGAAAACATACATCAAGGGCGTTTGTACTCTGGCGGCGCACTTCCTTGCCGTGGCGAACCAGCGCGCACGCAAGGCGGGCGGCGGCGCGGCAGCGACGGGTATCTCGACGTTTGTCTCAGGCCGCAAGGCTGGCGCGCTATCCACGAACTACAGCGCAGTGGGTGGAGCATCTGGCGACGGCAGTACACCGGGCTTTCTGGCGCTGACGAGCTACGGACAGGAGTGGTATTCAATGGCCCGCATTCGCGGCATGGGCGCGGTGGTGCTAGGCGTGGGCGATACGCGCGAACCCGGCCAGCAGGTCGGGCACGACGAGCTAGGCCCGTATCGTTGGCCGGGGGTGTGACGTGGGAGTCATCATGGTAGCGATCGGGCTGTTACTTCTCGTCGTCGCGTTCGTGCTGTTCGTGGCCGTGGCCGTGGGCTTCACCAACTCGCGTTTTAACCTGATGGGCGCCGGGCTCGCGTGCTGGGTGCTGTCTGAAATTCTCGCGATGCTCGCGCATTAGGGGAAAGGTCATGGCGCAATACGGCCCGCCGTTCGATTACTCGAAACTCGACAGCATCCTCGAGCGGGTCATGTCGACCCCGAAAATGGAAGTGCTGGCGGGCTATCCGGCGGGCTCTGGCCAGCATGAGGGCAGCCACATTAACAATGCCACGCTCGCCGCGATTCACGACCTCGGGGCGCCCGGCGCGGGCATCCCGGAACGCCGGTTCCTGCGGCAGTCGGTCGAGAACCGGCGCCGGCAATACTCGAACCAATTGGCGGGCGATCTGCGCCGCGCCTATGCGGGCGAGCTCACTGTCGAACAGGCTTACGGACGGCTCGCGCTCGCGGCCGAAGCCGGGATAAAAATGGAGCTCACGCACCCATCGCCCGCGTTCGTACCGCTGAAGGCGGCGACGATCAAACGCAAGGGCTCGTCGGTCCCGCTCATTGATGAAGGCCAGTTGCGCAGCGCGGCCACCGGCATCGTGCGCAAGACGGGGCAGACGCGATGATGAATCTATCGGACGTGATTTTCGATCCTGAGTGGTATCAGGTCGTCGATATTGACCGTCGCGCGGGCGCGTATGACCCGGGCGGGCGATGGATTGAGAGCTACGAGCGTGGCCAGCTCGACGCCGCCGTGCATCCGGCGCCGCCCGACGCCATGCAGATGCTGGAAGAGGGCGAGCGGCAGCTACCCGGCATCAAGGTCTACAGCGTCCAGCAAGTCGGCTATGGCGACCTCATTTATTGGGGCGGCGATACGTGGCGCGTATTCGCGCGCGGGAACTGGAGCGACTATGGCTTTTACGACAGTACAGCGGTTCGACACCTGGGAACTGCGGCGCCGGGTGGCGCTGCTTTTGACGTTGCCTGAGGGCGACGTTCGGCAAGCATGGGGCGCGGGTCCGACTGGAGACCGGCCTTTCGTCGTGCTGTCCATGTCGACGAGCGATCCGCAAGGCCCGGCGCGATCGGATTTTGACGGCCACAACGAGTTAGAAAAAATCACGACCTCGACTATGGACACGTGGACTTTCGAGGCATACGGGACCGACGCCTATCCGTTCGCGAGAAAGGCGGCGGCGGTCCTGCAATCGGAACAGGGGCAGGCGTTATTCCGCCGGCTGTCTGCGGGCATGGTGAGCATTGGCCAGGTCATGGACCTGACGGGGCTCGCTGGATCGCCTGAGGAGCGCGCACGGTTTCAGATGGTCGTGAGCGTCAATGAGAGTTATGAGGTCGGTCTGGAGTCGATTCGCCGCGCCAATATCGACGTGCATTACGAGCCGCACGGCGTGGAACACATTCAGATAGAACCGCCCGACGACAGCGCATAACAGAGAGTTTGCGAAATTGCGCAATTTCGCAAGTTTTGCAGATTGAGCCCCGCCCCCGCAGCGGGGCTTTTTTATTGGATACGCGAAATGACCACCTCACTCCCGCTTTCGCTCATTGTTAATGTGCAGCTCAACCTTCAGCCAAACGCGCCTTTGCGTCGCAACTTTGGCGCGGTCGTGCTGCTGACCCCGGAAGTCACGCCCTTTAATGAGCAGGGCTCGCTTTTCCTGCTGTATTCGACGCTCCAGGCGATCGGCCAGGCGTTCGGCACGCAGAGCGAAACCTACCGGGCGGCGACCCCGTTCTTTGCGCAGACGCCCCGCCCGAAAACGATCATCGTGGCGCGATGGGACGCCGAAGGCTCGACGGTACCGGCGGCGGCCGCTGCGCTGATGGGTCGACCCGTTACGGCGAGCGTCGCGCAGATTGCGGCGATCAGTGAAGGCACCTTCACGCTTCCAATCAACGGCGTCCCGCGCACCTATACCGATATCGACCTGAGCACGGCCACGACCTACGCGCAAATCGCTACGATTATTGACGGCGCAATCACGGCCGATGGCATCGGTTGCCGGTTCGACAGCGCCGGCACGCGGTTCATTATCGAATCGCGCACGGCGGGCACGTCCATCCAGCTCGGCTTTGTGACCGGCTCGGGCTCGGGCTATCTCGGGACGTTGCTCGGGCTCGATAACGTCGCGCCGACCTACACCATTCCCGGTACCGAACAGGTAACGATTCCGGCCGCAACCATCCCCGAAGCGCTTCAGGCGCTCTCCCAGGTGTATCAGGACTGGTACGCCGCAGTCGTGGTCAAGGCGCCGCTCACGGACGCGGAAATCCTGTCGACGGCGAACTACATCATGGGCGCCGACCGGAAGCTGTTCGGGCTCACGCTGATGGACCCGGCGCAAATCTCGCAGGGCTCCAACAATCCCATCCGGCAGCTTTACGACCAGCAGGCCTATCGCGTGGCCGCGCAATACGACCACACGAACCCTTACGCGATCGTCTCGTTTCTCGCGCGCGGTCTGTCCGTCAATTTCGCGGGCAGCAATACCACGCTCACGATGAAATTCAAGCAGCAACCGACCGTCGCGCCTATCCCGCTCACCGAGACCGAAGCGGCCGCATGCAAGGCGCTCGGCGTGAACTACTACGCGTATTTCGACACCGTGCCGATGGTGGCTGAAGGCACGGTTATCGGCGGGCGGTTCTTCGACGAGGTTCATATCCTCGACTGGTACTGCGACGCGGTTCAGAAGAACGTTTTCGCGGTCCTCTATCAGTCCCCGACCAAGGTCCCGCTCACCGACCCCGGCACGCACCGGCTGCTACGCGCGATCGAATCCGCGAGCCGTGAGGGTGTGCGCAATGGCGCGTTTGCGCCGGGCATCTGGAACGGCGACCCGTTCGGCTCGCTGGAAACGGGCGACATGCTCGACCAGGGCTTTTATATCTACGCGGATAGCGTCGACACGTTGTCCGTCTCCGATCGTCAGGAACGCAAGGCGCCCCCGATCCAGGTGGCGCTCAAGCTCGCGGGCGCGATCCACTCCGCAGATGTGATTGTCAACTTTGACCGCTAACAGGAGGCGCACATGGCCGTCTTTGACCCTAAGCAGGTGTCGGTCCTCATTAACGACTATCGCATTCAGGATTGGTCGGACGGGGGCGACGTGATTGTGGCTGAGTTTGCTGTCGATCATGGAGCGCTGACCGTGGGCGCCGGCGGGCGCGGCGTGTTCATCCAGAACCCCGACGAGTCCGGCTCTCTGGTGCTGCAAATCAAGCAGCACTCACGCGATAACGCGTATCTGGACACCTTGCGACGCTCGCAGCGCAGCAGCATAAAAACGTTCGTCCCGCTGGAGCTATCCATCCGCGACTTGCTCAATGAGGACGTGGTAACGGGCGCCAGTGGCTATTTCACGACGCCACCGCACTACACACGCGGCTCAACCCATAACCCGATGACGTGGACTTTCATCTTTGAACAGATGGCCATGCGGATCGAACGCGGTCTGTTCGAGTAACGCCATAACGAAGGGAGGGAGCAATCATGGAACAGAAAAACGAACTGCGCTTCGTGCTGGACGATGTAACGTACATCATCAATCTGGCCAACGCCGCGCCCGCCGTAGAAGTGGCATTGTCACTCGCGCCCATGCTGTCCGAAATCAAACTCGACATGAGCAAGGTCGAGGCGAACAAGGGCGCGGGCGATATCAAGGAATTGCCGCTCGGCTCGATCCTCGCGCACCTGAGCAGCCAGGAATTCAAGGCCGTGCGTGACTACCTGATAGCTCAGGTCAACGTCTCGCGCGCGAACGAGAAAGCGTACCGGTTTGCCGATCGTTACGACGCGCACATGAACGCGTACCCGTCGCATTACATTCCGATCATTGCCAAAAGTTTCGGGTTTCAGTTCGGCCGTTTTTTTCGCGCTGGGGGCGCCGCCGCATTCCTGGTACCGGACAAGTTACGCTCCCTGTTCGAGACGGCTCAGGTGTGAACTGGCTTTACTACAAGCCGATCATGCGCGGACTTTGCACGATGCACGAACTGCGCACCGTCTATACGCTGGACGACCTGATGGACTTCCACGACGCGATCGACGCGTGGGACGAAGCCCACGCGCGGAAGTGATGCCATGCTAATCGACGAATACCTTGTCAAGCTCGGCGTGGTGGGCGACACGGCGAGCGCGACCAAGTACCGCGAGCAGCTTGTCGCGATCGGCGCAACGGCGACGGCCGTGGTCGGCCTGATTACCGGCGCCATTGGTGCGGTGGGGGCGTACTTCGCTAAAGCCGTGGGCGACCTCGACGACCTCGGCACGATGGCGCAAAACTCCGGGACGTCTGTCGCGTTCATTCAGGAACTCGGCTACGCGGCCGAACAGATGGGCTCCTCGACCGAGGCGGCGCGTTCGTCCGTGATGGGTCTATCGCGCGTGATGGGCGAGGCCATGAACGGGGTAGGGCGCGGCGCCAAGATGTTCCAGAAGTTCGGGATCAGCGTTAAGAACGCAGACGGCACCATGCGCGATATGGGCGACGTTATCGGGCAGATACAGGGCAAGATGCAACACATGAACGCGCAGCAACAGACCGCGTTCCTGTCGCGTCTCGGGATAGATGCGTCCATGCGTCAGGTCCTGGCCATGACCGGTACCGAATTCGGCAAGCTCATAGACCAGGCGCGCGAGTGGGGCGTCAACAGCGACGAACAGGCCGAAGCCGCGAGCAACATCAACAATCGTTTCAAAGACCTGAAATTCGGGCTCACGCAGTTTCGCACGATGATCGGCCTTTCGTTGATACCGACGATGGACCGCATGATTGGCGGGTTCAAGACGTGGTTTACGGTTAACCGGCAGCTCGTCCAGGACGGGCTCATGCGCCTCTTTACGGTGGCCGGGTACGTGATTCAGGTTATCAGCAACTTTGTTTCGTTCCTCGACCAGCTCGTTAAAGGCACGATCGGATGGAAGGCGGCCATCCTGCTACTGGCGGCGGCGTGGGCGATCCTCAATCGGGCGATGTTGCTCAACCCGATTACGTGGATCGTCGCGGCCGTGGCCGGCCTGCTGCTGCTGATTGATGACCTGATGACGTACCTTAAGGGCGGCGACTCGGTTCTCGCCTCGTTTTGGGGGCCGTTCCTCGACGGCACGAAAGAGGTGTGGGCCAACCTTCAGGAAATCGGCGCGCAGTTCGAGGCGCTGTACACCGCCGCCAAACCGATCCTCGAATATTTCGCGATCACCCTGGGCGACGTGTTTCAGTCGGGCTTCGCCATCGCGATCGCGGCCGCGCAGCTCTTTAACGGCATGCTGGCCGACCTCTGGCACGCGATTATGGCGATGTTCCGGGGCGATCTGCCCGGCTTCGTCGACGCCTGGATATCGTCGCTCTCGCGGATAAAGTCATTCGCCCAGGACGTCTTTGGCGCGATATCAACGCTAATCGACAACACGCTCGGGCGCGCGGGCGCGTTCATTAGCACGCTTGCGCAAGGCGGCGGCGTGGTCAACGCCGTGAAAGCCGCAGCGAACGCGGTAGGCGTGGCCAATGCCGGCGCGCAGACGCCCACAGCGCTCGCAGCGCCCCCGGTCTCGGCGCCCGTTACGACACCATCGGCCAGCCCCACCGGGGCGGCTGGGGGCGGCTCAAATCTCACCCAGCACGTCGACATAAACATTCAGAGCACCGACCCGGCGGCCGCCGGGCGCGAAGCGGCGCGCGCGCTGACCGATACGGCCCGCCGAACGACTGCCACGACCACGCCGACGGTCGTCCAATAAGGGGGCGCCGTGGACGTTTATGTAATCTCCCGCTCGATCGGGACGGTTCGGCTCGACCAGACCGTGCGCGAGTCGCACGACAGCACTTTGCGCATAACCGAAAACCCGATCGAATCGGGCGCGGTGGTGGCCGATCATGCGGTGCTGGAAGGCCGGAAGCTGATGATTCAGGGAAAAATGGTCGACTGGCTCGCGGCCGGCGTGAACATCGCGCCGACAGACAGCATCGTCCCGCGCCGGGGTCCGGACTTCCTGGACGTTATTCCGATGCCCGCGCGCGTGCAGACCTTCACGAACGAGACGAACTATCAGGCCGCGCGCCTGCTTAGTCCCGCTTCATCGTATGCCGGCGCGATCGCCTCGGGACTCAATATCGCGCGGCCGCTGGCGCCCTGGTTGCCCGACTTTTCGCCCGTCGATACGCTCGATATGTCGAGCGGCACCAAGCGCGTAGAACAGGTTTTCGACAATCTGCGCGCGGTCCAGAAAAGCGGCGAGACCGTCGAGATAATCACCGGCTCGCAGCATTACGAAAACATGCTGCTGGCGGCCGTGAGCATGCTTCAGCTTTACGATGGCAGCGCGGAAATCTCGATCACGGCTCAGGAGATTTTCATCGTTGAGACGCAGACCGTAAGCGGGATAACAGTCAGTGGGGCGCCGGGCTCGGGCAACAAAAGCGGCCGGTCCGGTTCGCAATCCATGTCGACGAAAAACAAGGGCAACGTCCAGACGCCCGAAGCCAGCGACGCCACGAAAAAATCAGCGTTGCGCGCGCTCGTCGACTCTATCCGGGGTGGTTCATGAACCTGATACCGGCCGACTCGACGCCTAACCAGCAGATGACAATCCGCTTTGGCGACGATGTTCTACAGCTCACGATCGTCTGGAACAGCGTTGGTACGCACTGGTACATGGACATTTTCGACGTGGACGAGGACGCCTATGTAGCGCAGTACGTACCCCTGGAAGTGGGGACGCCGATCGGCCAGCGGTTCGGCCGCGCGTGGGTATTCATGCTCGCGGACCTGTCGGCCGAAGGGTTCGATCCGGTCAGCGCCGACGAGCTCGGTACGCGCTGCGTGCTGGTGATAGGCACGCTTGACGAGATTCGCGCAGAGCTCGCGCTGGAGGTCGTGTGAAACAGTTCGGCCGACGCTACCAGCTCGTCATTGGCAACCAGTCGGACGGGTTCATGTTCGACAATCTGCGCATGGCTTTTGATGTAACCAAGTCGCTCGACAAGCATCCGAACCCCGCGAAAATCCGCGTCTGGAACCTCACGAAAGAGCATCGCGGCGCGGTGCTTTCTGGCCAGTACAAAACGCTCGCGCTGTCGGTCGGTTACGAGGCGACCCGGCTTATCTATGCCGGCGACATTATCAAGCGGAACGTTTTGCGCGATGGCATGGACTTCGTGCTCGACATGGAATGCGGCGACGGCTCGCACGCTTTCACGCAGGCGCGCGTAAACATGACCCTACCGGCGGGCACGACCGACGCGGAAGCGGCCGTTGCGCTCGCGGGCACGATGCCCGATACCACGCGCGGCACGATGGCCGTGACCCGCACGGCCGGCAGCGCGCGCCCGCGCGTGTACTGCGGTAACTCGCGCAATGCGCTGTCAAACCTCGCGCGCGCGAACAATGCGGACTGGTGTATCCAGGATGGTCAGGTTGTGATGCTCCCGGCCAATGCCGCGCTCGCGGGTGAGGGGCCGCTTATCTCGCAGGAAACCGGCATGGTTGGCATGCCGCTTCAGACGGATAACGGGCTTGAGGTCAAGTGCCTTTGCAATCCGGCTATCACGGTGGGCGGCGTGGTGCGGGTCGTGTCGATTGAGCCGCACTATAACGGCGGCTATAAGGTCGTGGCCGTACAGCATACCGGCGATTATTTTCAGGGGGATTGGCTCTCGACCGTGACCTGTATCGGCGGCACGTTCCAGAAGGTCCATAAGAAAAAGAAACACGGCGACGGCTCGGAAGTCGACGTTATCGACGACGACGACGACAACACGCTCGACGGCGAGGAGCTGGTAACGAACATCGGCCGCGAGGGTCCGCACCCGCGCGTCTACAGCGTCGACCGCCTTATCAGGGGCAGACGATGAATAACGGTAACTACGATTTTGAACAGGGCGGGCTCGATCGCGCGCTGGACGCGAACGCCGAAGGCGTCAAGCTGGACTTGCGCGTAGCGATGCCGGGCCGGATAACGCGAATCACCGCAGAGCCGCCGTGCGTGTCGGTTCAGCCGATGATCGACCAGCTTCTGACGGATGGCACGCACGAACCCTATCCGGAATTGCACGATGTACCGCTCTTTACACTAAGCGGCGGGCCGTTCATTTGCACCATGCCGGTGGCCGAGGGCAACGAATGTCTGGTGATTTTCTCGGACCGCTGTATAGATTCATGGTTTAACTCGGGCTCCCAGGACGCGCCCGCGGACTTCCGCATGCACGACCTGTCGGACGCGTTCGCGCTGGTGGGCTTTCCCACGCGCGCGAGCGTGATACCGGGCTACAGCCTGACGAGCGCGGAATTGCGCTCACTGGATGGCGCGCAGACGGTGCGGCTCGATCCGGACGGCACGATAACGAACCGCAATTCCGGCGGCTCGACCGTGCTTTCGCCTGCTGGCCAGTTCGTGATTAACGCGCCCGCCGGCATCGTGCTAAACGGCAATACGCACCTGGTTGGCAACCTGTCGAGCGAAGCGGGTAACGGCGGCGCGGGGCAGGCGGTCTTTGCCAACATCATGCGCGCGCTCGATATCGCGACGCCCAACGTGCCAAGCCATGACCGGCACTTGCACCCGAATCCGGAAGGCGGCAACGTGGGCTATCCCTTCTGACGGTTTTTCCGGTCATCGCTGGCCATCCACACGTGGCTCCCTCTACGTGGCTCAGTCCAGACCGGAACCGGGCGCGCTACCCTTCGCGCGTCCCTTTTTATTGAGTCCTCGCCCGTCTCGGGTGGGGTTCCGTTAATCCCATGCGCCTCGCGGTGCGTGGGATTTTTTTTGGACAAACGCTCATGAGAGTCAGACGCCTGGACGCATACGGGGACTGGACATTCGGGCACGGCCGGTCCAATTACGCCGATCACAGCGAGTCGACCGCGCAGCGCACCAGCTGCCGGCTGCTGTCATTCCTGGGCGACTGGTTTCTCGACCTGTCGCACGGCATGCCGTGGCTCGACGACTTCGAAAAGCCCGGCAACCTGCCCGATATCGAACGCGCCGCGCGAATGATGATCCTGCAAACGAGTGGTATTGCGCAGCTCGACGAGCTGGACCTTGTGCTTACCCCCGATCGCCATCTGACGATCACGGCCGCCGTGACCACTACGGACGACGACGACCTCAACCTCGCGGTGGTGAACGATGGGCCAGCTAACTCCTGAAGGCTTCGTAATCCAGCGCCTGGACGAAATTATCACGCGCATGGATACGGGCATGCGCACGATTTACGGCGCCGATATCGACACCGATCCGGACTCACCGGACGGCCAGATGATCGGGCTGTTTTCCCAGGCGCTGGCCGACCTTGAAGAACTGGCCGGCGAAATGTGGCGGCAGATGGACCCCGACTATGCGACGGGCCCGAACCTTGACCGCATCGTGGCGTTTTCCGGCACGCGCCGCTTTCAGAGCAACGTTTCATGGCTGCGCTCGGTCATCCTCTCGGGCGCCGCGCGCACGCCCATCCCCGCGGACTCGACCGTAACCGACCCTTCAAAGGTCGCGTGGCGATCGGTGCAGCGCGTGACACTCGACGCCAACGGCAGCGCCCGCGTTGATTTTCAGTCGGTCGAACCGGGCGCCTACTCGGTCGGCCGCAATGAGGTCCTGACGATCCAGTCGGGCGTAACGGGCTGGCGCACGGCGGTTACTTCCCAGGCGGCGACACCTGGCGCGAATCAGGAGCGCGACCCCGACTTGCGCGCCCGGTTCTATCTCTCGCGCGAGCGCACGGCCGACGACGACGCCGCCAGCATGCGCGGAAACCTGCTGGCGCTGACGGGCGTCGACGACGCCCAGGTCTACGAGAACTACACCAAGGTAGTCGACGCCAACGGCGTCCAGCCGAACTCCATTAACGCGGTGGTCGACGGTGGCGACGAGTTCGCTATCGGCCGGATCATTCTCGCGCTCAAACCGGCCGGCACCGGCATGCAGGGCGAGACGAGCGTCTATGTAATTGACGAGTTCTCACGATCGCGCGAAATCTTTTACGACAGGCCCGGCAAGGTCGCGATCTACCTTGAAATGACGGTCACACGGCGCGCGAATTTTACGGATATCGACGAGGACAGCATCAAGCGGGTACTTTCCGAAACGCTGTTCCATATTGGCGAGCCGGTCATCCGCACCGAACTCTATGGCGTGATGTACGAGGTCCCCGGCTTCATCGTGACCGCGCTGTCGATCGGTATTTCGCCTACTGCACTCTCGCAGAACGATATCGAGATAGGACCGCGCGACAAGGCCGTGATTGATGTGGCCAACATCGTTATCAACGTGGTCCAGACGCGCAACCAGGCCGCCCCGCCAGTCCAACCCGCCGAACCTACCGCCGAAGGGGAATGATCGTGGCCTATGCCGATTTACTTATCTGGCAATACAAGGGCAAGGCGCGCGCGGTGCAGACCGCGCAACTGTTTGACAGCCTGGTTGAGCCCACGTGGAACGGCTTAACGAGCCTGACAGACACCTACGATATCGACAACGCCACCGGCGTAAGCCTCGACATAATCGGGCGCATTGTCGGTATCTCGCGCGTGTTGTCGGCGTCCACGCCGCGCAACTTTTTCGGGTTCGAGAACAACCCCTACGCGGGACCCTTCACGCGTGGCCAGCGGCTCGGTGGCAAGTGGTACCGCTACGGCGGCGCGATCGCGGACAGCTCGCTCGCCAACGACGACGAAATGCGCACGCTTATCCGCCTGAAGGTCATCAAAAACTATCAGAGCGGCACGATTCCGAACCTCATGCAGGCACTGAATGTCCTGCTGGGCGGCTCGTATGCGAACGCGATAGACAACCTCGATATGACGGTCACGATTTTCGCGATCCGCTCGCGCGTTACCCCGTTCGTGAGTTTCGTTTTCGAAAAGATGGATCTGCTACCGCGCGCGAGCGGCGTACAGCTGCTTATCAATACCGACTACGACTTCGACCCGACCGTGATGGCGACGATCCACCGGATCACGAACGTGACACTGCCGGACGCCCTTCAACGCATAACGGACTATGCAAATGGCTAATACTCTGCTGGTGCGACCGGACGAGGAGTTATTCGCGAGCGCAGCGAATAGCGGCGAGGTGCGCCCCTTTCCCGATATCCCGCGCGGTTGGGGTCTGACGTTCGACAATCCGGACAGTGGGGGCAATGGCGGCTTCCCACCGATGGAATGGTTCAATGCGTTGCTCGCGCGGATCGACGCGGCCACGAACTATTTTCTTCAGCGTGGCGTCTCCGAGTGGCGCGGGACGACCCTGTATGCGGTCGGCTCGGTCGTCAGTCTCGACGCGCTGCTATTCCGCTCAACGCGCGCGCATTCAAACGTGCGGCCGGGCTCGGACGCGACGACATGGATTCAGCTCGCGGACGCGGCCACCGCGCTCCAGCTAGCCCCGCCGGGGCTGTTCGGTCTCTTTGCCACGCCAACGCCGCCGGCGGGCTGGCTGCGCATGAACGGCGCGGCGCTCTCGCGCCTGACGTACTCGAACCTTTACGCGGCCATCGGCACGATGTACGGGGCGCCCGACAGCAGCACTTTTGCGATTCCGGACGTGCGCGGCGAGTTCATCCGCTGTCTGGATGACGGGCGCGGCGTCGATCCGGGGCGCGGCATCGGAAACTGGCAAGGCGCCTCGTTCCAATCGCACTGGCACGGCGGAACCGCGCTATTCGTGGGCGATCACGCGCACGGCGCAAGCGCATGGACTGACGTTCAGGGCTGGCACGGTCACGCCGTGGTCGACAACGGCCACCTTCACCCGCTGGGCTTCGGCGTTATTTCGGATCAGCCCGGCGGCGGCCCGCCGTGGGCCTCCATAGGTGGCAACCCGTCCGCCTACCGCTACCAGACGGCGGCGGCGACAGCCAACATCGGCATTGCGGGCGACGGGCTCCACGCGCATAACGTGGGCGTGAGCATCGGTGCGGCCGGCGGCCACCAGCACGCGATACAGACCGACTGGCAGGGCGGCACCGAAACCCGCCCGCGCAACATAGCTTTGCTCGCTTGCATCAAGTACTAGGGGCGCGGTCGTGAAAGTCTATAACTACGATCCGCTGACGTTTGAACTAATCGACTCGGCCGACGCCGACCCCGATCCGCTCACGCCTGGCGAATTCCTGATACCGGCCAACGCGACGACCGTGGCGCCGCCGGTTGCACGCGCATTCGAGGCGGCGGTATTTGATCCGGCCGCGCAGCGCTGGACGTTCGTCGACGTGTCGCACCGCTTTGCCGATAACGTTTTGCGCATCATCGCGCAACGGCTCGCGGAAGTCGGTCCGCTCTTTGATGCGTATTCCGATCTGGCGGCGCTGGGCGAGCTCAACGAGGACGGACTCGCGTACCTGCAAGGGTTGCGACTCTATCGCGTACAGCTTCGCATGGTCCACCAGCAACCGGGCTTTCCGGGCCAGGTGGTGATGCCCGACCCGCCCGAAATGCGGCCGGTCCCGCTCGATCCATTGCGGCCGCACAAAGGGGAATAGACCATGCCACGAATCGCACGCGATGCGTCGCCTATGGACGACCTCGACGTAATAACGGCGCAGTTCGAAGAAGACGTCGCACGCATCAACATTTTTACGAACGGCGACGAGACGGCCGACTACACAACCGAGGACGGCCGCGCCGTTCCGAGCCTGTCGAAAGTCATAGCCAACGTCGACGAAATGCTGCGGCCGGACATTGAAGCGATCGACTCGGCGCTCCAGGCGAGCCAGGCGGCGGCCAGTTCCGCCGGCCAGAGCGCGCAGGCGGCCTCAGGCAGCGCGGGTACGGCGTCCAATGATGCGGCCACCGCGCAGGCGGCCGCGCTCTCGACCCAGGCTGATGCGATCGCCGCCGGCGACGACGCCGACCGCGCGGAAGCGGCGAAAGACGCGGCCAGCTCGGCGCGCGATGAAGCTGTAGGCGCACAGAACAGCGTCCAGCAGAACGCGGACGCGGCGGCCAGCAGCGCCACGCGCGCGAGCGCGAGCGAGACAGCGGCCGCAGCCAGCGCGACCCAAACCGGGCTCGACCTGCAGGCGGTCGAAGAACTGGCCACCGAAGCGGCGGGCAGCGCGCTTGCGGCCGATCAAAGCGTAACGACAGCGGGACAAAGTGCAACGCAGGCCGCGCAAAGTGCAACGGCGGCCGGCGAAAGTGCAACGGCAGCGGCGGAAAGCGCGCGCGAGGCAGCGCAAGGCGCGCCCGGTCTGGTGCTGCTGGAAACGCAAGGGCCGGACGGCGGCGGCGTGAACCAGAACATTTTCCGGAACCTGACCGGGCCTTATGACCAGTATGAAATGGTCGTTAGTGGGCTGGTGGCTTACCAGGACCTCTCCCAATTCAGCGTCCAGTTTTCATACGACAACGGCGTGAGTTTCATCAATACGCAATATGCCAGTGTCCAGATTTTTAACAGCGGGACGAACATGACCGTGGGTTCCCTCACGAACCAGAACACGATAGCCATGTGGGGCAACATGAGCGGCATTCTGGTTGGGGCGCCCTGGGGGCAGATTAACGGGATTATCCGGTTCTTCAATCTGGCCACGCCCGCGCGCATGCCCTATGTGACGTTTGACCTGGGCGGCATCGGATCAACTGGCGCGATAACGAGATTGACCGGCAGCGGCGCTTTGCAGGCGCTACCCGGCACGCCGGTTAATGCGTTGCGTATTTTCGGCAGTTCGCACGGCTTTTCGGCGGGCGCGCTGTCGTTATACGGACGCAGAAGGGGGCAATGATGAGCAGCGTACCCGGCCGCGAAGCGACTGCAATGGACGATCTCGACACGATCGCCGCGCGCTTTGAAGAAGACGTCGCGCGCATTGAGATTTGGGTTAATGCCGACGAGAGCACCGACTATGTGACCGTCGACGGGCGTCAGGTCCCGTCCGTCTCCAAGGTCATCGCCAACGTACAGGACATGATTGCGCCGGACGTGGCGACGATCATGCAGGGCGCCACCGACGCGACGCAGGCGGCGGGCGCGGCGCAGGCCTCGGCCGCGAGCGCATCGCAGGACGCGCAGCATGCGGGCGCGTCGGCCGATCTGGTCGAAGGCTACGCGGTAACGGTGGCCGCTGATGCAGTCGCCGCGAATGATTCAGCCGATCGCGCGGAAGCGGCCTATGCCGGCGCGAGCTCCGCGCGGGACGCCGCCGTAGACGCGCAGGCGAACGTACAGCAGAACGCCGACCGCGCGAGCACCGCCGCCTCAAATGCGGCCGCGAGCGAAAAAGCGGCGGACGGCAGCGCGACGGCAGCGGCCGCGAGCGAGCATCAAACCGGGCTCGACGTTCAGACGTCCAGCCAGTACGCGGGCCAGGCGGCCGCGAGCGCGGTCACGGCGGGCGGATCGGAGACACGCGCGGGACAGAGCGCGACGGCGGCCGCCGGCAGCGCGGCGGCATCCGCACAGAGCGCGCTCGACTCGGCGGCGCATGCGGCCGCGATCGACCCGGCCGCGTTCGTGAAAAAGACCGGCGACACGATGACCGGCGCGCTGATAATGCGCGGCGCCAACGTAATGTTCCAGAACAGCGCGGCAGTCGGTTACGGATATCTCGGCTCGTATGGAGCGGCCGGCGCCGCCGGTAGCGCCTCGGGTATGGGCTTCGTCGACAGTACGCTTGCCTGGTGGAATTTCCAGGTCGACAACTCGGGCAACACCTACACGCGGGGGAGTGCAACGATCAGCGGCGGTTTGCGCGTCGACGGTGGACGGATACAGGTGCGCAATGGCCAGTCATGGGGCGAGATTGGCATGTACAGCGCCAACGGCACGGTTATGTTTCTGCGCGGGCGCGGCACTGAAGGCGGGGGGATGCAGTGGGTCAATAACGACTACAACCAGATTGTCGGAGACATGGATAACGGCGGCAATCTTAGACTGCTCGGTTCGCTTTCCACCGGCTACGGAAACGCGACGCTCGGACCAGACGGCAATATCGTTGGCGGGCTTTTTCCTAACGGCATCCATGCGTGGGTCGGCCAGTCCGTTTCCGATATGGGCGCGGGCAAAGCCGATCGTTACGCGTGGTGCGTCTACGCGACCAACACCGTCGAGGCGGGTTCCGTCGACACAGCGGGCGCCGGCGGCCAGGTCAATCCTGGCTCGCCCTATGTCGTCGTCGGCATGCTGATGACCTGGACGACCATGCACGTCTACGTCAACATTCTGCGCAACAACTAGCCATGAACATTACCGACCACGTTACCGGCCCCTTCTGCAACGATCTGGCCATCATGGTGATGAATGAGCGATGGCCACACCTGAAGCATGGCCGTGATTACATGATCGGACACCCCGTCGACGAAAACCACGAACCCGCCGGCGCTCCCTTTTTCATGTGGTGGGCCGCCGCTCAAATCGACATGCCCGACATGAACGAGCTCGCGCAAACGTTCGCCGCCGACGAGGAGCGGTACCGCGCCGCGCTCGCGCGCTTCTATCGCGATCGCGCGCTGGGCTGGTCCGATAGCAAGGTCGCGTTTCCGGCCGACGCGCCGGCCGCGCTGGTGCATTCAAACGGCCCCTGGCTCGAATGGCGTCAGGCCATGCGCGACGTGCCCCAACAGCCCGGTTTTCCGTTCGAAATCGACTGGCCGACGCCCCCTGACGGTCCGTAACCGCGAAATTACTGGCGAAAACGTCGAAATCCGGCCGCTGGCGACGCCCGCAGGCTCGCGGGCGTGTGTTCGCATAGGCCCGGCGGCGCGGGACGATCCTGGACGATTCTGGAGGTCCGGCTATGGCATCCGCATTTATGGCGATTTTTGGGGCGCTCGGTGGCGGCGCGTTGCGCCTGCTGCCGCTGCTGATAGACGCATGGCAGAAACGCAAATCCACCAGTAACGAGGTCGAGCTCGCAAAGATAGCGCTCGAGCAGAAACGCGCGGAGCTCGACGGCGCCGTAGCGCTCGCCCAGGCCAAAGGCTCGACGGCTGACAGCGAGACACAGGCGGCCATTGAATCCACGCGCGCACAGACCGCGCTCGTCGCGCAGCAGACCGCGTTTATCGCGCAGCAGGCCCAGGCGAAAAGCTCGGGCGTGGGATGGGTCGACGCGTTAAACGTGCTGGTCCGTCCGGCGATCACGATGTGGCTGCTACTGCTTTACACGACCTACAAGGTCGACATGCTGGCGATCGCGTTCATCCAGCACACGCCCTTTGCCGATATCGCGGGGCTTATCTGGACCGACGACGACATAACCATTTTTGCGGGCACCGTAACTTTCTGGTTCGTCGACCAGACGCTATCCCCGACTTTCCGCCCGACCAAGCCGCCCGCCCCGCCGAAGCACTGACCGAAGGAACCCCCATCATGCCGATTACTGCCGCTCAACTCGCGGCGGCCGCGCCGCGCGTGGACGTTTCGCGCTGGCTCGCGCCGCTTAGCGATGCAATGGACGAATTCGAAATCAACACGGCCGCGCGTATCGCCGGTTTCATTGGCCAGTGCGGTCATGAATCCGCGGACTTTACGCGGCTCGTCGAGAACCTGAACTACAGCGCGGATGGCCTCGCCAACACGTGGCCGACGCGCTACTCGAACGGCACGAAGAACGCCGCCGGCCGATGGTTGCCTAACTCGCTGGCCAACCAGCTACAGCGCAATCCGCCCGCGATCGCAAACAATGTCTACGCGAACCGCATGGGTAACGGGAGCGAGTCGAGCGGTGATGGGTGGCGATATCGCGGGCGCGGATTGATCCAGCTCACAGGGCTGGCCAACATAAGCGAAGCGGCCACCGCGCTAAAGGTCGATTACGTACAGGACCCGTCGCTGCTGGAGCAACCCGTCCACGCCGCGCGCGCGTCCGCGTGGTGGTGCTCGCAGAACAGGATTTTGCCGATCTTCGACAAGCACGACTGGCTGGCCGCATCGCGCGCGGTCAACATCGGCAACGCCAACAGCCAGAGCATGCCGCACGGCCACGAAGACCGCCGCGACCGGACAATTTACGCGCTCGATGCGCTGACCGCCGGGCCCGAAGCGATCGCCTGATTTTCCGCCTATGCTTGGGGCTCTCGGTGCAATGCTGCGAGCCCATCATGACCGCCTATCGCGACGACCTCCCCGAACTGCCCGCCCGCATGCGGCGCCTGCCGCTCTCCGACAAGGGCTATCCCATTCCGTTTTTCGTCGCATACGTCGACGGCGAACCGGACTTCCGCGTAGCCGACCCCGACAAGCTGAAGCGCTGCGTTCGTGAAAACCGCTGCTGGTTATGCGGCGAACCGCTCGGCCGCTACAAGGCGTTTGTTCTCGGTCCCATGTGTACCGTGAATCGCATCGCCAACGAACCCCCCTCACACCTTGATTGCGCGCTGTACGCTGCGCAAGCCTGTCCGTTTCTCGCGCGTCCGCACGCGCAACGCCGCACAGCCAACCTCACCGATGACAAATCATTCCCGCCGGGCGTGGCCATCATGCGCAACCCCGGCGCCGTCGCCGTATGGGTAACGACGCATTGGGAACTCATGCGCGCGCCTGGCGGTTTCCTCTTTGAAGTCGGAGACCCGCACGCGGTGCGCTGGTTCGCGCACGGTGCGCCGGCGTCGCTGGATGACGTGCGCGACGGCTTCGAAAGCGGCGTTGAAATACTGCGTGATGTGGCGCGCGCACAGAACCCGACCGCGAGCGACTATATCGAACGCCAGATAGGGATTGCGCGCGCCTACCTGCCGTGCGAGAGTCCGCAGACCCACTGACACCCGAACCCCGCAATGAAAAAGGGAGCCGTTCCCCTAGGCGCAGTAGCAGCGCTTGCGACCCATCTGGAAGTCGCCTGTACGCGGTGCGAGCGGCGCGGCCGCTACCGGCTGGCCAGGTTGGTCGTCACGTATGGCTCCGATTTTCCAATGACCGACCTCGGAACGGCGATCACCGATTGCACCCGGCGAACGGCCACGGCCGTGCAGGACCGGTGCGATATCTACTTTCCCGATCTGCCGAAAATCATGCACGGCGACCAGCCGCCACGCCCACATTCCTCCGATACTGACGACGATTGAAAGTACGTCAGCCCTTTTGCCGTCTGGTTTTCCCTGAAATGCAATGATAGTATTTTGCAATCATTGCAAATTACTATGATAGTAAAAACAGGGTCGGACAGAATGACAGACAGACGGTCTATCAGGGGCGAGTTTTTCGAACACATTTCCATCCCGATCCGCGAGGCGCTGGCCAACGACGACGCCGCGCTCTGCTACGTGCTCGCGACCGACGACCAGCCACTTACGGCGGCCGCCTTGCGTACCGAGCTCGTTATCCAGCTCGCGAAAGGCCACCGGCTGACGCCGCTCGGCGCCTGCAGTAACTTCGATCCGCAGCACGGCTGCCGGGGTCATCGCACAGACCGCATATTCGGCGGGCTCGACCTATGAAACCTCGCATGGTCAAGCGTATGGGGCCAATGATATGATTGCATTTTAATATCATTATATTGATCGGAAAATGGCCGCACACATTGCCGTGATAGGTGGTCAGAAGGGCGGGACAAGCAAGTCCACCCTTGCGCAGAATCTCGCCGTCGCGCTGACGGGTCGGGGTCATCGGGTCGGCATTATCGACACCGACAACACGCAGAATACAAGCCTCGTCTGGTCGGAGACGCGCAAGGGCGACAGCTCGCTCGCCTCGATCATGTGTACCGATGCGGACGCCGGCACGCTGCCCGGTTTGCTCACGGCATGGCGCGAACAGTTCTCCCATATCATCGTCGACACCGGCGCTTCAGACAGTGAGGAGTTGCGTTCCGCGTTGCTGCGCGCCGATATCTTCATTACGCCCACGCGCCCGAATCAGGCCGACTTGTGGACGGTCGAGCGGGCCGACCAGCTTTATCGCGATGCCCGCAAACTCAACAAGCGCTTGCGCGCGTGGATCGTTATTTCGCAGGCCTCGGCCACGCATCCGCAACGCGCCGAACTCGCGGCGGCCGCCGCGTTCATCGGCAACTATCCCGAATTGACACTCGCGCGCGCGATCATCCGCGATCGCGCCGCGTATCCCCGCGCGCTGGGTGAGGGCCGCGGAGTGCTTGAATATTCGCCCCGTGACGAGAAGGCGATAGCGGAAATCAACCTACTTTCAGCGGAGCTATACGATGGCCAAGTCTCTTAATTTCAACGCGCGACCCGCTCGCAACACTGAACCCGAACCGGAAGCGGTCGAGTCGGAAGAAGCGCGGGAGTTTGTATCGGGCGCCGATATCGGACGTGTGAACGGGAGCGCAGCGAAACCGAAACGGCGGGGCGCACAGCCGGAAAACAAGTGGCCTACCAAGCTCGACGACATTCTCGCGATGCCCGACGATCGCCGGATCAACATCATGAACGTGCGCCTTACCGACCGCGAGCGGGCCGCGCTGCAATACCTGCACGCGCACATGCCCGACTCGATGCACCAGGTCTGCATTGATGCCGTTCGCCGGGAAATTAACGTCCGGATCAAAAAACTGTCGGGCCGGACGTTGTAACTTTTCCAGTTTCTAAATAATATCTATTGGGACGGGCGCCGGAATAGTCATCGCAAACCGCTGTCCTGTAAGGAAACTTCGAAAAATGTACATTTACTGGTTCAGTAAATGTACACATGGAAAGCGCCTCAAACGGTCCCGAGGCGCATTTCCACCCGCCTGAGCGATCCCGAGGGAGGGAGCATGCAGGAAGATGAGTCGATCGCCCGAGTATGGGAACGCATCGCTCCGCGCATCGTTCCGACCGATGCCTCGCCCGGTCTGCGCGAGGACATGAAAACCTGTTTCTTCGCCGGCGGCCTCGCGGTCCTGACTGTCGTCGACCATCTGGACAACGCGCCCCCACTCGCCGCCTGTTTTCTTCTGCATGAGCTGCGCGTCGAACTTCACTCGTTCGCAGACGAGCGCAAACGCGCGTATGCAGCCACACACGAAACCGATAGCCATCCCAATCAAACCGATCAGGAGTAACGACCATGATCCATGCGGGCGGTGCGTGCTTTGAATTCGAGGGCATCGTTGGACAGACGCCGGTATTGCGCGACCTCAATGGCCGTTGCTCGGTCACCAACGCGGCCGAAGCCGTTGTATTCGCCACGCTCGAACGTGTACGCACGATGATGGAAAACCATCCGGGACCGGGACCGGCGCCACAGTTCCGGCCGCGAGCGATCGTCTATCGCGACAGCGCCGGCATGTGGGACGCGTTGCGCCTGCAGGGGCGCGAGTTCGACGATTACATACTCCTCAATGCGTCGACACTGGCCGAAGCGTTCGAGAAGCTGGCGACGCATCTGGGCATCCCGGTCGGCCGTCTGTTCATGAGTGCCGGCGACGCGAAAGCGGCCGGGTTATGAACGCCGGCTATTACGACCGCGCGGCGGTCGTCACCACGACGATAGGCGAACAGGCGCGCGCAGAAGCGCTCAGGCGCGGTTCCCCGTTCGCAGACTCAGCAGAGCATTACGCGGCGATCGCGGAACGCTGGTACGGCCGCAAACCGATGCGAGGCGAGGACTTGCAGCTCGCGTTCGCGGAAATTTTCGGCTCGGCGCCGCTCGGCTAAACGATGCCGATCCATCCTGAAAATCGCGCGCGTTACCCGGCGAACTGGAAAAGCGAAGTGCGGCCGGCGACGCTCAGACGAGCGGGCAACCGTTGCGAACGTTGCGGCCTGCTTAACGGGAGCATCGGCTATCGCGATCGGGGTGGCACGTTTCATTTTCTCGCGCGCTCGGGCTATCTCGTCTCCTACATTCAGAGCCTGCATCCGGATAAGCACGTCTTTAAGCTGGTGCTCACGATCGCGCATCTTGACCACACGCCGGAGAACAACGACCCCGCAAATCTGGCGGCGCTGTGCCAGCGTTGTCACCTCAGACACGACGCGCAGCACCACGCGCACAACGCGCGCACGACGCGACGCAAGCGCCTGGCCATACGGGACCTGTTCGAGTAGGAGGGCGCGTTATGCCGATGCCGGATCAGTCGTGCGCGAACTGCCGTTTCTTCACAAGGGAAGATGACCCCGACCCGCCGGGGCTCGACGAGGGGCTATGTCGCATCCGTCCGCCCACCATATCCAGGTCACCCGACTGGACCGACGACAGCGGCGAGTGGCCACGCATCAACGGCTACGACTGGTGCGGCCAGTGGGCGGGCATCGTGAAGCGCGGCCGCATGGTGGCGAGCCTGGGTTTAACCGTGCGATCAGATAACGTGCTGGCCAGCGCCGGCATAACCACGCTCGAACAGCTTTGCACCGTGAGCGAAAACCAGCTTCTGGCCATCCCCTCGATGGGGCGCGCGGGCGTGCGCGAGATTGTCGCCGCGCTCGATGCGCTCGGCCTTTCGCTGATGAAGTAACCCGATATCGGGGTTACGATTCCCGATATCGGGCTTGGGGCCCCGCGTCAGGCGCCCAGCTCGCGCAGCTCGATCGTGCCTTCTTCGCGCGATTCGAGGGCGACGGTTTCGCCCGGTGGTAGCTGCTCGTCGTCTACGTTGTCACCGTCGACGATTACGCGAATCGTTTTGTCGCCTTCATTTTCGACTCTCACTTTCATGGCCGTCTCCCATTAAGGCGTCCGCGGATGCGGGCGTTGGCGCCACGATAGCAGAGCCGTCCAGCCATTCCCACGTCAAACGCTCGCGCATGAGGCGCGCGTGAGCGGTGCGCGGGCTGCACCCGATCATCCACTTGATAACGGGCGCGGCGCTGATGCAGCGCCAACCGTGCGGCGTCAGTTCCCACTCGGCGCCAGCCACAAAGCGCCGGCTGCTTACGCGCAGCGTGCGGCGTTTCACGGCGGCGCCGGTGGGCGTTGCCACGGCTATTCGCGCAGTGAGAGCGACGCCTTGGCCAGCAGCTCTTTTGCGCGGGCGATCATCTTTCCGCCAACGCCGTCGAGTTCGACGAGCTCGGTCTCGCTGAAGCGGCTCAGGTCCTCAAGCGTATGGATGCCGTGCTTTTCCAGCGAGCGGTTACGACGCATGCCGGCGGTTAGCTCGACGATGCTGGAGGAGGGGAGTAACGCCTTGCGCGTGCGCGTATATTTGCGCGGACCGTTCGAGACGGTAACGGGCTTTGGCTCGGGCTTTGTTTCGGGCTCGCTCGCATTGATGCCAAGCTCAACGAGTGAGTTTTCGAGAATCGCGCGTTGAAGCGCCTCGATTGAGGGGGCTAGCTGGATCGCGGACCGGACCAGCGCCCGCACAAAAACGCCATTGATATCGGCTTGCGCCGTCGACCTCGTAATAGCCATCGTTTTATATCCTCGGACTGTCTCAGGATTACGGCTGGTAGTACTCCTGCGCCGGATCGCCGTTTGTCCGGCGCCGGCCGGTTCGGGGATTGCGCCACCATCCGGCGGGCTCTCCCTGACCGTCCCACGCTTCGAGTGCAGCGGCGGCCGTGCCGCCGGCGCGATAGTAATAGGCGTTCGCGTGGCCCCAAGGATGGATGCCAACGCATAGCACGTCTGTCGGACCCATCGGCATGATGGCGCAGACCATGCCGTCCGGAAAACATCGGTACGGCTTCACGTAGCCCATGCGCTTAAGGTCGTCGACCTCGGGCAGTCCGTCAAAAGCGGGCTTGAGCAATTCGCCCACGCTCGCGCGATCTTTTTCCGGTAACAGCGCAAGCAGGCGGGAATATGTATCCAGCATTTTTTGGGCGTCGAGCTCGTTCATTGAACGTTACTCCGGGTAGTGTTCCCGCATGTAATCGCCTGCCTCCTGTGGCGTCTCGAACGACTTTACTATGCGTTCGTCCTGGTCGGGGCGCTGCGCGAGAATGACAAGCGTGGGTAATGTTGGCGGTCCATCCATGCGCAGCGTCGGGCGCTCGCGAAACTTTAGATACCTCGCCTGCGCGCGTTCGGCCAGCTCGCACGCTTCCTCGTAAGTGTCGACCTGTCCGAAATGCGTTGAGCGGTCCCATGCGCCGCCGTTCAAACATCGGACGTCGATCTGTCCATTGTCGAGAGTCACGCCGTAAGGATGATCCCACCACGCATCAAGCTGGTCTTTGGTGCGGTCCTCGTTTGAGGTTTGGTCAAAATGCTTGGGCAATTTTGGATCAAGAGGGATACGGTTTGGCAATTACGACTCCAGGGAGGAGGGGACGTTGTTTGAGGGGACGACGACGAGCTCGCGCCGTATGTCGTCGATCAGCCGGGACATTTGCGCGCGCTCAGGATTGCGAGGTCCGGTGCCTTCCTTGGACAGAGCAATCTTTTCGAGTTCGCCTAACAGCTCCATCGCTTTAGTCTGTCGCGAGAGATAGCCGCGCATGCCGCCGGCGAGTAATGCAAGGTGAGTATACGAGTCGAGCAGCAAACTCGCTTCAGCTTGGCTTAAGGTTTGGGCGTGTCGCGCCAGCCAGTTTTGTTGTGCGTTGGCCAGTGTCTGCGAGTATGCGCAGATGTTGAGGAAGTCAGTCACACTAGACACGTCCGTCTCCTGTAAAAGCTCACCGCTCGTTAAAGGGCATCTTTGGTGGTTCAATCAATCGGTGCGGCGCGCCTTCCACGTCCTCAAGATATCGTCGGGTCATGGCTGGCGATGAATGGCCACCGAGACGTTGCGCGTCGAGTTGCTGATTGTCCGCATCGGTTAAAGCCTTGCGTTTGAGGTCGTGAAAATGCAGATTCTCGAACATGCCGGGCCGGGGTTTCTTCTCCTCCTCAATACACTCCAGGAGGTAGGCTTTTGAAGCTCGCTCGACTGTCCGCACAAATGCTTTATAAGCTCCCTGATAGCTGTACGGCTCGCCGTTTGGTTTTCGAATCACAAATATACTTGGCTTGGTCTTTATGTCTCGCGCCCGTATGAGCATCGCGCGTAGCTGCTCACTGATTCGGATGGGGACTCGCTTACCGGTGCTCTTTCGTGTCTTGCTTGGATAGAACAGAAGTCCCGCGTCCGAGAGCTCACTGATATGTTCAAGCTCAGGAAGCAAGACAGTCTCGTCCGAGACAGCCGACCATTCAAGCGCGAGCAAGTCACTGATTCTCTGTCCTGTCAGCGCGGCCAGTCCAATGAGACAGCCTAGCATAGGAGGAGCAACTTTAAGAATTCTCAAAAGCTCGTCGTCAGTAATGTATCGCTTTCGTCGAGGCTCAAAGAGGTTATCAATGTCGCGCGTAGGATTGTTCTCTCTCAGTCCTCTGCGTATGCCGTAGCGAAAGACTGTCGAGAGCAAAGACTTGAGGGCGTTAGCTGTATGTGGTTTGTCGGCGTAGTGAGTGTCTATGAGTTTGGCTATGTCGCTCTGTCGGACTTCATCAATACGATAGTCTCCCATCGTTCTTTTGATAAAGCGTCCATAGCAACGATACTTTCGACACGTCGACGCAGCGTATTTCCCAAGTTGGGAAGCTAGCCATTCGTCCATCAACCAACCAACTGTTTCCTTGGCCGTTATGTCATTGAGCGCTCGCTCATAAGCCTTAAGTGCGACCTCTAGCGACTCACTCTCTGTCCTGTCTTCTTCAACGACATAACCTAACGGGATAGCCTTGGACCGGTTGTTTTCAAGCGGTCTTAAAAAATAATACTTGTTGGCGTTGATAATCATCCGATACGGCAGATGTTGATTGTTTTTACGCCTGCGTGGTGTCCCAGTCATCTTTGATCCTTCATTCAGTTTGGCGCCTGAGGGTCGCTCTAATTTATCTGTAATTTATATAATTCAAGGTCATCCTCCTAGGTTCAACGTAAGACGAATGAATCATTAAATATTGCACACCAATAATGCTATTAGCATAACCGCTAGGCGAGCCACGCCGGACGGGGCCTGACGTGGCTCAATTATAGGAAGGCTGCGGAAGTTGAGCGGAAACTTTATGCGACGGCGTAATCACTTAACATTTTGCGGATCGTTCCAGGTCTGCGGATTGCGACAGGCAGGGTCGCCAAAGAAGCAAGGTCCGCATTGATGCGTGTTTGTGGTTGTGCCGTCCTGAAACGTCGCGCGCACTGTCGGCATGCCGCCGCACTCATTGCACTGCACTTCTGTGTCAGGACTAAGTTTCACGATGACCAGCATTTCTACATCGGGTAACTCGACACCCATCTCAGACACAGCCGTTTCCAAGGCACTCCCAGCACGATTCAGACCTCCTACCCTTTGGCGAATATGGACAAGTGCCAAAGTAAGCGCTGCGACGCCCCCATGAGAAAAGGAATCAGTCTGAGACACAAGGGCGTCGCGTTCATCGCCTAGAAACTCCAGGAGTTCGCGCAGCTCTCGCGCGGCGCCTTTCAAATGACCCGCGATCCACAGCGTTTGATTAAGGTCGTCCAGTTCCTGTTTCTTGTTCATGGCCAAAGACCCGGAAGTGCTTGGAACATTAGGTAGACAAGTGCGACGAGCCCAAAAAACCCGACCCATAGCAATACGTCCCAACGATTAAAACGCGACGGCCCCGGCGCCGGATCAAACCGGGCGCCGGGGCCGAATGCTTCTTCGATCGTATGGGGGGTCCGGCCGTTATGCCGGTTCGGATGATCCTTGTCCATCGTGCATCCCCTGATGAAATGAAAATGTCGGACTGGATTCGCGCGCGGCGTTGCACAGCTCGACGACGCGCGCGCATTGCTCCTCGTCGAAGGCGCCGATATGGGTCTGTTTCGCCGTGAGACCCATTTCGGCCGCAAGCCACGCGTAAGCGCGTTTGCGCGCGCCCGGTTGAGCGGCGTTTGGCGGTAACTTCCAGAACGGATCAAAGGCGGCGTGGGCCTGCATTTTCGCGACCCTCAACGCGGCGTTGGCCAACCGGCCAAGCGGCTGGAACGTGGGCGAGCCGGCATGTACGCCGACCCACGCCGCGCACGGCCGGCACAGCCAGATTTTTCCGTAGCTGCGCCCGTTGTAGACCTCGGCCGAATCGACGAGCACCGCACGCGCGCCGCAATACGGGCAGTGCACGCGTGCGATGGCGCGATTGCGCCTACCGTGACCGAACTGCAATGCCGGCATCGTTCCACGCCTTTACGCCGGGCACTTTCATGCCCTGTTTCTGAGCCTTCGCGAGGGCCGTAATCGCCGTCTGGTTCGCCTGCAGCAGGTTCAGATGCTCGGGATTCGCGGCGACGAATGCGACGAGCTGCTGAAGGTCGGTCACCATCGCTTTCCAGTTCGATCGCGTGCTGACGCCGGCCGATTTTGGAATGACCGCGGCGCGTACCGGCGCACTCATGACCTCGGCCGCCTGGCGCATCGCGAACGCTTCTTCCTCGCGTCCGGCGGTCGCGGCCTCAGCCGCTTCGCGTTCCATGCGCTGGCGTGCTTCACGTGCGGCCGCTTCGCGCTGGGCGTTCTCGGCCGCGATGCGCGCCGTTTCCTTGTTCTTCCACTCCAGCATGCGCGCGCGCAATTCCTTGTCGGCGGCCTGGATGCGCTCGCGTACCGGGCGGAACATCGCGTTAATGTTGTCTATCCCCTGCTGGATCGGGTCGACCAGAAACCGGCGGCGCTCCTCGAGTTCGGTTGCAATGCGCTTGAATTCGCCCAGCTCGACCGCGCCCAGTTCGTACATATCCTGAGAATCAATGATGTATTCGGTCGCAAGGGAGGCGGCCTGCATCGCGGTCGTAAACTGTTTGTCGTTCTCTTTCGGGAGCACGATCGCGAGCGCGGCCGCGTCAGTGTTGGTAGTGTTTTGCATGTTTAGCTTTGAATGTATGAATCGTGAGGGCGCTCAGAAACACGCGCCAGTCGTTCGGATCGTCGCAGGGCGTCAGCTTGTATGTGCCATCGCTGCCAAGCTGGAGACACCAGCGGCGCGCGCGGCGCGCGACCTCCTGGAGCTCGTCGGACAGCTCGGGGTCCGCGATCGTCGCTTCGCGATAGGCGGCCGTCTGCGGTCCGACTGTCGGCATGAGGTCGACGGTCGCTTTCAGGTCGACCAGCGCGGGTTCACCCGCGAGCCAGCCCAGCGAGTCGAGCGTCCCGGCAAAGCGCAGCATGGGATGCCATACGCGCGCCTCGGTCAGCAGCGGATCGAATGAACGTTCGTCCCGGAAGCGGGCGTAAGCGTCGACGTAAGGCCGGATGACCTCATGCAGGCTCGACCAGTCGAGCTGTCCATCGTTGAACAGTTCGGCCGCGCGATGCACCGCCTGGCCGATCGCCGCCTTGTTCGCCAGCACCGCCGCCGGGATGGCGGTGGAGTACGCGGACAGCGGCGCGAGCACGGAAGTCACGTTCGGGACGTGCTCGCCGTCGACGGTGTAGCGATGCGCGACCGGATCGAAATGCAGCGAGCCAGTAAGCGGGTAGCGCGCGTTCATTCGCCCGTTACCCACTTCTGCACGTCCGCGAACATCGCTTTGGTGACCGTGGCCAGTGTTACGCCGAACTTCGCTTTAAGGTCGACGTCTGTCTTGCCCGCAATTTCCATCTTGCGGCCGAGAATGCGCGCCATGTTTTCGGGAATGATCTGCGAGACGGCGGCCGCGTCCGCGGGCATCGCATCGGGCGGCGGCGACTCCTCGAACATCGCGCCTTGCGCGACGGCGCCGGCGGCGGCCGGCTCAGGCGCGTCCGCTGGCGTGGCCTTGGTCGATCGCGCGGCGGTCGTCTTGCGCGCCGGTTGCGTTTTGGCGGCCGGCTCGGCGGTGCGGTCGAAACGATTGGGCGCGGCCGTGAAGTCGGCGCCGCCGTCGACCTGACGCTCGCGCTTCGTGCTCTGCGCGGTCGATTGTTTGGCTTGCGCCTGCTGGACGGGTTCGGCCTCGCGCGCGGCGGCGCCGGTAAAGTTCGCGGTCGGGCTTGGGTCGTCCGCCAGTGCGCGCGGCATGAAGTCCGGCGAGCGGCCGGCGCCCTGAACCTCGTCGGCCGCGCCCATGTCGATCATGCGGGCGGCTTCGTCCTCGTCATAGATGCCGGCGAAACCGAACGCGATCCGCGCGCACTGGATTTGCGCCTTGTGGCGCAGCATGCGGCGCGGGTGCGATTGCCACGGCCCGTCGACGGTGTACGACTCGCCCTTGTTGTACTGGCTCTTTCCAGTGAACGGCTCGCGATAGCACTCCTCCGCGTACTCGCGCACGATGATCGGATGCGACCGGTCTTTGCGGTAGATGATGCACTCGGTCCATTCATGCAGCGCCTTTTTCAGCCCGAGAAATTCGGCGCGCGGAACCATCGTGTCCGAGTAGCCGAATTCCAGGCCGTCGAAGCCCGGATGCTCATTGATGATCCGGGTCCAGCCGTCGACCGAGACGACCGGGACAATCCCGTTCTGTTTGTCCGGATACGCGTACAGCTCTTTGGTGAACGGGTTCAGCTTGTATTGATCCGCGACGATCAGCAGCGCGGTTAATTGCGCGTCCGACACTTCGCCGTCTTTCACCTTGAAGGCCGTTTTTTTCAGGATATCGAATACTTCATTGCTTTCGATGCCGTAGCGTTCGGCGAACCGACCACGCAGCGACGACTGTTTTTCTTCGCTCATTTTCACTCTCTCAAAAGTCCGAAACGCCCGCTGGTATTGGCGGGACGGCTAATCATATCATATCAATTTGCAATGATAGTATTGAGCGCTGACGCGGCGCAGCGGGCGTTAGTTGAGCCTCGTCTGGTTGGCGTGTCGGGGGTTGGATGCGATGCTCGTCTCGCGGGCGATGCGCCGCGCGATCGCCAGGCGCCGGGCCGGATCACGCGATACGCTCAGCGCCCATTCGATGGCGGCGCGGTGGCCGGCGACGAAGGCGCCGGCATGGGGCGAGACGGCCGACCCCTGACGGTTAGTTGCGCGGGGCGGTTTGTCCGTCTGCGAGTCGTTCATGTCGTGTCGGGCTCCGAAGTGTTCCCAATTCGCCTGTCTCCCAAGCGTAGCGGGCATTGCCGCCCGCAGTCTTCGAGTCTAGGCGTCGCTGCGAAGAAATCAATTACCGATCGCGGTGGAGTCGTTTATTGGGATTCGGTCGACGTTTCGCCTAGAATCAAAAACCTGAAACCCGTTCATCGGGCGAATGTACACCTCAGGGAGAGGCGAACGGCGACGTCTGGGGGGCGCGATGGCCGCAGCCAGGGCTGCACGTCGCGCCCGGTCGCTCGGGACGTTTCTGGCGCGTTTTGGCGCGTTCTGGCGTGTGTCAGGACTGGTCGAAAGGGTCCGATCCGTAAAAACTTCTGCCCGGGAGTGATTCCAGGCTAGAATCCTGTCAAATTTTTTTCAGCGGCGGCCGCCTTGCGCGATCGACGCCGGAAATGAAAAAGCCCCGAACGCTGGAAACGTTCAGGGCTTTGGATGCTGCAAAGGCTGCCAGGCCAAAAGGGAAAACTGAGCTCCAAAAAAATCCGGTGAAACTCCGGAGGGACCAGCTCAGCCCGCCTTTTCTTTTGGTCGAGCCAAAAGATGGACCGAAATATCGTTGATGCCCGCTCTTTTGTCAAGCGTCGACCAAGTACAGCAAAAGGAGAAACGAACAACGTTGTTCTAAAACACGAACGCCCGGCTTGAACCGGGCGGCCGCGTGCATCGGAACTGCAGAGAGAGAGACGGCTGAACCAAAACCCACCCCGGCGTTACCAGCGCCGGCGACACCTGATGCAAAGCGTCGAGGGGCCTTCGCACGCCCTGCCAGGACAAACCAACAGGACAATGAAATGATATCAAAAAGATATGAAATGAACAACGCGGCAGCCTTGTCGCAATTGGCGTTTAGCCTGGCTGCATTCAATCCGTATTCATGGGGAATAGCGTTGCATGTCCTCACCGACCTGGCGGCGGGACGCCCGCCCGCGTCGACGCCTGAGGAGCGCATGGAACGTTACGGCGCCAGCCGTTACATGGCGATGACCTACGCGGCCGAACACGACGAAGTAACCGCGATCGTCGCGGAAAATTTTTCATCGTCTCCCCCTGATAAAAATTTTCCGCCGCCACCGAAAGGCCCGCAAACCCGCGACAGCAAAGGCTTTCCAGCGAATCCCGGCGTCCCGCCTTTGTATACGCGCGTGGGTTTTATAAAACCTGAGAACCTTTCTTTAAAACCCGCCGTTGAGACAGAGACCCCTCAAACCGTCGACGTTAGCGAGCTGTGGCCGTTATTCGACGATGCGCGAAAACGTGAAGGCGTCCCGCTGGTCGGCTCGCTCGATCGCGCCGGCAATGTCCGCTTCCGCGCAATCAAGGCGCGGGTCGTTAGCATCTGTCAGGGACAACGGCCAAAAGTCGCCGCTTTCATCGGCCGCGTTCTCGCGCATGCTCGCGCCCGCGGTTACGGTGGCCAGCTCGCGCGGCTCATTGCGCGCTGGAACGAGCTGGAACGGCTTGCCAAAGCCGACCTTGGCATAGGCGGCACACGCGGCGCGCGGGGCGCACGGCGCGCGTCGTGCGAGACTGGCGGCGTGCATCAAAGCCATGTCCCGGCCGCGCTGCCGGCGGCGCCCCCGCCGTCGACGACGACCCGCGAAAAGTTACGCGCCGGCCTGACGGACCTGTCGGCCGGGCTGCGCGCGCGTTTCGGAGTGACCTGAAGCGGGAGAATGCCGCAATGAGCGACGACGACAAAATCCACGAATTGCCGATCAAACGCAGGCGCGAGCTCGGGCCGCGTCGCGAGCTCAGCCTGGTCTCGCCGGGCGGGTGCTGGCATCGGCACGGCTACATCGTCGACGAACGGCTCGCGCAGGTCACGTGCGCCGCATGCAAGGCGCCGCTTAATCCGATATGGGTGCTGAACCAACTCGCGCTGTCGGAAAGCCGTTTCCACGAACTGCACGCCCGGTACCAGGACGAGCTCGCGCGGCTCAATGACCGCTCGCGCACGAAGTGCGAGCATTGCGGCGCGATGACCCGTATCAGCCATCGCTAGGCGTTTCTCGGATTTGACCTATCGACGCGATCGCGCCGGCCGCCTACGGTGGACGTTCGATCAATAACCGGACGAACCACGTGAAACACTCGAAAGAACAGCGCGCCGCGTACAAGGCCGCGATAGACGCCGTTTCCGCCCTGGTCGGGACGCTGGACGATGGCGCCGCGAAAGAACGCGCCACGCGCGCATGCGACGAGCTGCTAACGCTGCGCTATGGCCCGATCGCGGACGGACAAACCGTCATTCGACCGGCCGGTTAATCTGGCTTGCGCTGTTCGCGACGTGCATGGCCCGCACCAGGTCAAGCATGCGATCGTTCTCGCGCGCAGCGCGCAGCGCTTCGTGGTCGACCGTGCATTGCGCGGTCCGATCGGCGCGACGCACGGCGAACCAGATATACAGCAGGCCGGGTATCAGCCACAACAGCAGCAGGATAATCGCAACGATCCACGAAATGGGCTTATACGAGTGGGGCGTCTGTTTCTGGCAGACGGGGCAAAACTGCATCCGGGTTTTCATGGCTCCCTCTTTCCGTTAGTCGATCGCGGCGAAAATCGCCTCTTGTTCGGCATGTCCGCGAGCGAATTCAATCAGCGCGTGATGCTGGTTACTGAAACGCTCGCAGGCGGCCTCGTCGGTCTCGACCGTGCTGTTAGCGAGCCCGCCGACAACGAACAGCGTAACGACGACGCCGAACGCCTCGGCCGACATTTCGCCCCGGTAGCCGTTGCCCCGGACCTCGACCAGCAGGCGGGCCGGTGCGCGCGGCGCGACGAAAAACCCCTCGTTGCTCAGCGTGTAAAACTCCCACTGGCCACCGTCATAACTGACGGACAACGATCGCGCCCAATGATAAAAATAGGCTTCGCCGCTGATGATGTAGCGCGCGCCAAACTGCGCGGGCAGGAAGGCGAGCCGTTGCGCGCCGGGGACCCGCGTTGCTGTAACGGTAGTCTGGTCCATAAAATGTATGATATTAAAAAGTAATGATATTAAACAGGGGCCGCAAAGACGGGCTCCGCTTCTTCCGGCACCACGCCCAGGGCGCGGCCGGCGCCGATGTACAGCACGCCATACGCTTCGTCCGCGGCCTCGCCTTCCTCGTCGATCCAGACCGCGCCCAGCGCATGCGAGCGCGACCGGCGGCCGCTGCCCGGCGTGACGATGTTTATCCGCATGCCGCGCGGGAGATTGCCCAGGATCGTATAAAGCTCGTCGACGGTCATCAATAGCCCCGCTCGATATGTTCCTCGGCCCAATCATTGAACTGGCCATAAGCGACATACGCGGCCGACCCGTACACCGGCCGCAGCTCGACCCATTCGGCCAGGTCGATCGTGCTGGCGGCGCGTTCGCTCGCGAGCGCGAGCCGTTGCGCGGACGCCTCGGCCGATGCGCGCACGTCGACGAAATGCCGCTCGCCTTCCTCGTCGTCCATGACCCGGCAACCGGCGAACGTGTCGCGATGGCGCCAGCGGTTCCCGTTGTCATCTTCTGCGACGACGAAATAGAGTTCCGCCGTGTAATCGCATCCGTCCTCAGTCCGGCCAGCAACGTACAGGTCGGACTCGACGCCGAAAATCAGCTTTCTCATGCTCGTTCCTCGATCGCCCGCCAGTCGGCCGGCACTTTTCCACAGCCAACGATGTGCTGGCACGTCTCGACCCGGAACGCCCAGCCAAAGGGCGGCCGGTCCGATTCGTACAACAGCTCGTCGAAAATCCAGATATCGCCGCTTTCATAGACCCGCCCTTTCGGGCGTTTGCCCTCGAACGGGCGAACCGTGTAAGCGACCTCATGTGCGCGGATCGCGCCGGTTTCATCGCACCAGCCGCGCCGCTCAGTAACCAGATAACGCATGCTTATCTCCAGCCCACCGCACGGCGGGCGATTCCGCTCAGATACCCAAGCTGCTGACCTTCACCGATGTAGACGACGACCTCGGGCGGCGCGTCGTCCGCTTCTTCGTCGTCGTCCTGGAAGTCGTCCGGACCGATCGCCGCCACCGTGCCGATGCTGTACTCGAACGGCCAGTTAGGCTGTTGGGCCAACCGGACTTCCGCGTTCTCGGGCAAGCCTTCAAGCAATTCCATCAATTCGGCAACTCTCATTTCAGACCTCGGCTGCAATCAGGGTTTCGTATGCAACGCCCTTGCGGGTAGTGCGACGCTCGACCAGCTCGACCAGACCTTCGCCGTACAACCGCGCGAACTGCACCGCGATTACTTCAGCGCGTCCCTGGTACGTCATCCATTCCGTGCGGAAGTGGACGGCGCCGTGCGCGTCGAAAACTGTCAGTTGGTACTCGTTCATGTCTTGCTCCGCTGGTTCGTTCCGGCGTCTCGTATCGCGCCAATAAGTTCATATTAACGAGTTACCGCGAGTAAATCATTAAATATGCCCGACGTAGCTCTCTAATAGAATGATATGAAAACCGTATGATATGAAAATGCAATGATATGATTAGGCGGGAAAAAAGAACGGGCGCGGCTTGGCGCCCGTTCGACGCGTTCAGGCCGTGCGCGTCAGACGGTAGAAACGGAAGGGCAAAGTCGTCAGGTCGATCGTGTTTCCAATGCAAAGCTGGACGGCGTACTCGCCGCCCTTGTGGACCTTCTGGAAGCGCCGGATAGCCGTGTTCAGCTGCTGCGCGCGGTTCGGCGTATCGAGAAAAATCAGAAAGTCGTCGGGTTGAAGTTCGGCGATCTGCGCGCCAACCGAGCCGGGCATCAATACCCCGGCTTCACGTCCTGGACGGCGTTGGCTGGCGGGTGTTGCCTGCTGGCTCTCGTCGTTTTTTTTGGTCATTTCTTCATTCCCTCGTTAAATGTCAGCGCGAAGGGCGCCAATATCAGAATACCCATCATTTCCCAAATAGATAACCTTGCCGGCGGTCAAACTTCTCTCAATCCGTAACCGGTCGGAATGCTTGCGCAACGCCTCAGAGACCGGACGTAGTTCATCAAAC